AAAACTAAGTTAGCTGAAGAAGTCGAACGCATTGAAGAATCATACAACGAGAAACTCGAAGCTGAACTTATCGGCCAGCGAGAAGAGTTTGTCGAAAAGGTTGATTCATACCTGAACTACGTCGTTGAGCAATGGATGGAAGAGAACAAGATCGCTATCCATCAAGGCTTGCGTACAGAGATCGCTGAGAAGTTCATGGGCAGTCTGAAAGACTTGTTCGTAGAATCTTACATCGATGTACCAGAGTCTAAGGTTGACCTCGTCGACGACTTAGCAGATCAAGTAGAAGAACTCGAAGAGCAACTCTACAAGACCACTGCTAGCGCAATCACACTGGGTGAAGAAATTGAGACACTGAAGCGTCAGGCGATTATCTCTGAAGCAACATCTGATCTCGCTCAAACCCAATCAGAGAAGTTAGAGTCTCTGGTATCATCACTTGACTTCGACGATGAATCATCGTTCGCTGCCAAGGTTGCTACCGTGAAAGAGTCCTACTTCACTAAAGTTTCAACAGAAGATGTTATTGAGGAGTCCGCTGACGACCAATCCGCATATGACGCCGATGTTGAAGTCGCTCCATCTATGGAACGATACTTAACTGCGATTCGCAAGACCGCAAAATAATAATCCATTAACTAGGAGATATTGAAAATGGATACTGTAAATTTCGATTCACTGGTCGAAAAGTGGGCTCCCGTACTTAACGAAGAGACTGCCGGACCTATTCAAGACCGATACAAGAAGCAGGTAACTGCTGCCATCCTCGAGAACCAAGAGCAAGCAATGATCGCTGAGAATTCTCAGTCTTCATTCTTGAACGAGACTGCTGCTAACGCAACTGGTGTCGCTGCTAACTGGGATCCAGTATTGATCTCACTGGTACGACGTGCTATGCCTAACCTTATGGCATACGATGTATGTGGTGTTCAGCCTATGTCTGGTCCTACTGGCCTGATCTTCGCAATGAAGAGCAAGTACAAGACCACAGTCGCTGGTGTTACCGATGGTGACGAAGCACTGCATGATGAGGCAATCACGCCTTACTCTGGTGATACCACTGGTACGCAAACCACTGGGCCTTCTGGCTTAGACGGCGTTGCTGCACCTGATGCTACCAGTAACCCTGACTTCGGTAATGCTATGGCTACCGCCGACGCAGAAGCACTGGGTAACACTGGTAACGCATTCTCAGAGATGGGATTCACCATCGAGAAGGCAACGGTAACGGCTCAGTCACGTGCTTTGAAAGCAGAGTACACGATTGAACTGGCTCAAGACCTGAAAGCAATCCACGGTCTTGACGCTGAAGCAGAACTCGCAAACATCTTGTCTGCTGAGATTCTTGCTGAAATCAACCGTGAAGTTATCCGAACTGTCAACTCTCAGGCTAAGATCGGTTGTACTAACCTCCAAGCAGCAACCGCTGTTCCTGGAATCTTCGATCTGAAGACTGACGCTGATGGCCGATGGTCTGTTGAGAAGTTCAAAGGTCTGCTGGTTCAACTCGATCGTGAGTGTAACCAAATCGCCAAAGAAACTCGACGTGGTAAGGGTAACGTACTCATCTGTTCTTCAGACGTTGCTACTGCTCTGACTGCTTCTGGCATGTTGGACTACTCACCTGCTCTTAGCACTAGCCTGCAAGTAGATGATACTGGTAATACCTTTGCTGGTGTCTTGAACGGTCGCATCAAGGTCTACATCGATCCTTATGCAGACACTGACTACGTAACTGTTGGATACAAGGGAACTAACCCATATGACGCAGGTGTCTTCTACTGCCCATACGTACCCTTACAGATGGTCCGCGCCGTTGGCGAGAATGACTTCCAACCACGTATCGGGTTCAAGACTCGTTATGGTATGGCAAGTAACCCATTCGTAGGTGCTACTCCTGCTAATGGTCTCGCTGCAGTCAAGACCAACCAATACTATCGAATCTTCCGCGTCGACAACATCCTCGCATAAGATAGTAAAATAAGAATCGGGATCCCGAGTACAGATTAAAATATAATAATAACCGGAAACGGAACTTACCCGACACCACC